CTCCAACAGCAGTTAACGTATGTACAGCACTAAAATATCGTTTCTCACCATATTGCTCAATTTGATCAAGTGTTGGTTGCATAACAATTATCTTAGGAGTTATCTGCACATCTCTTCCTCGATATATACTTAATTCATCACATTCAAACATTCATACACCATCTTTTTCATTCATCTTCACACAGAGAATCGTTAACATCCCTACATTCAAAAATCATCGTTCGATATAAATAATCTTGCTGATAAGAACCTTCTATATTGCTCTTCAAGACAAGTTTTCCTATACCAAAATCAGATCGGCCATTTAATTTTTCATCAATTAATCGACCTAAATAATCATTTCTGTTCTCTTTTACTTTCGGGACATTCCTTACTTTCATATGATCGAAATGAGAAATTACCCAAATTTCAATTCTAGGATTGACAAATACATTCCCTGTATTATTACGCATAAAGCTTTCAGGAATATGAACCTGAATTGTAATGAATGTTTTTACTTCGTGTATAGTATTTGGATTTTGATGATATGTAAATATATGCGTATCTAATAACTCTTCGTTTGATTTGATTAAATGACTATCAATCGCTTTAACGATCTCATCATCTTTTATAAATTCTCTTGCGATTATATTCTTTGCTTTACTAATAAATGAACTATTTGCCATTATAACAACGACTCAATACTAATTAATAAATCAGATACGTAATTATTATCCTTGTCAGTAAGTGTGAGTTTAAAATCTTCATCTATATACTGATCGTCATCGATTCCAATCTTAATCCAATCATCCTTACCATCAAGTATTAACGCATCCTTAAACTCGCAAGAAATTGTCCAATACGGCTCAATTCCTTTAATCTCGTTCCCAAGATTATCAAAGAACTTTGCTGTATAGATCTGAAAATCGCCACCTGATTTAATGATCTTAGAAGTATACTCAATTACTGATTTTGAAATAAATGCTTCATTTGCGTTATCTGTTGCAAAATCTTCTTTTTCACGATAATCACAAATACCCAAATCAATTCGGTCATATTTGCTATTCGTTGGACATTCAGCAAGTGTAACGCGCACTAAGCCCTTTTTACCATAATTGTAACTTGTAGTATCATTCTGTGTGACAACAAACGAAGTAGGATTCTCCATGTTTTTATCCAAGAAGAATCTCTGTGGATCATTTAGAACCACAGTATTTTGATCGCACGGCAACACAATCATGTGTTGAGTAGAACCAAGTGTAAATTGTTGGTTCCCTCGCTCACCTGAGTTATATTGCGTTGTGTTCATATCATGACATGGATATTCAAGAATATCGCCATTCTTGTTCTGCCATTTCAAAATCCAATTACACAAAGTAAGTTTTCCTTGCCAGTGTATCTCATCAATATCAAATGATTCAGTACAAATATAGTATTCATCATTTTTTGAATCGAAAAGAACATCACCAGTAACAATGGGAGTATCGTATAAAGTCTGATACTTCATAGTCCAACCATTCGCATTCGAAAAAGCACGATCATAGAACCTAATTTTTATCGTGTCTCTTCCAGAATAATCCTTTATACCATGCTCCCACATATAAATACCTAAAGTGAATGAAGCGTCATCAGCAAACATTTCTTCAAGTAATTCTCTACTATTTCTAATCTTCTCATCTCTCAAAGAATAACCGCTTCTGATCATCTTTTGATTGAATCGATCTAAACATCTCACTGTGACGCACCACCCTTCTTATTCATTCTTTTTGTACCCGACATGTTTCAAAATTCCACTTTCTTTCGCGCCAAACCAAGCATACCTCGAAAGCAATGTTTCGTTCTCAGAAAAATAATCATTTCTCATTTTCATCAACTGAGCAAGATGATTTGCTGATGAAAAAACATTAAAATCCTTAGAACTCAACTCTCTTTTCAATAATGTAGGCGTTAATACATATGTAGAATCAACATAAGCAATCAAACAAAAATTACTCAAAATCTCAATTTCAACATCCGAAAGTTCACAATTAAATCTTTCAAGTAAGTCATTGCGATCTGTAAGATCCTTTCTACATACATGGAATCTAGTAATAGCTGGTATCAAATAATCATGCAGATATTCTTTTACTTGATCTGCATTCATCATAGGGATCTCATAACTTCTAAATTTGGGTAAAAGATTATCCCAAATCCGTTCATATGGCGTTGGCATACCCTTCACCCCTTTAAATTAATCAAGATAAGAAATTAGATCAATGTTAAATTGCTTTTCAATTGCTCGAATAACCGCAACGTCAGTAACATCTCCATTTACGATAAGACTCTTTACCTTGTCGCAAACTGTACGCTTCACATCATTAGGTAGATTTGAAATTCCTTCGACAATCTCCTTTGCGTTTTCACGCACATAATTCTTGCCATCCATAAGGTAATTGTACTTATCGTACATATTAGAAAGACCAAACTTCTTAATTACACGATTATCCATCGGTCTTAGCCACATACTTCTAAAATAACGCTTATGATTACGCCATAGATTATTTATAGTTTCCATAGACATGTATTCCTTATGACCAGCTTTGTCCCACTGATAAAAATCACCAGTCCTGCTGTCCTTATAAGTAACATTATCTACCATTGACATAACTTCAATCTCGTCTGTATTCAAAAGCGGCTCTTCTTTCACGACCTCAACCTTTTGAACAATTTCTTCTCTCTTTACATTATCTTCATTTATATTTTCAGTTACAACAATATTTGTCTGCTGATCAACAACCGTCTCAGCAACACTCTTTCTCGGCATAACAATTCCACCTTTCTTCAAACACGTATAATACTTTTAAATTACGCGAACTCAAAAGTACCAAAATACTGCGGAAGCAGCATACCCATACCAAAGCAAGTCTGAACCTGCATATCAACCGTCATATCATTATACTTCTTGCCAGTTGTATCCATATCGGTACGAGAGTCACCAATAAACTCAAGCTTAATCGGCTTCACATCGCCACCAAGAATGAACACCATATTATCATTCAGAGCAAGCTCGAAAGTATTTGTCTTAAGGGTCTGCGGAATCACCATCAGCTTATGACCCTCCCACTCCTTAATTGCACCAGTGGAAGCCTTTGCCTCACGCTGAGAATCAGCAAGCAGCTTGTCAGGAACAATATTAACGAGCTTACGAAGAGCGCCACGAGTACCAGCAATAGTCAAGCTGTTATAGCCGCCAGCCGCCTGAACAAGATCACAATGCGCACCAAGAGCCTCTTCGGAGTTGCCACGAGCCGCAAACTCAGCAGGAACAGAAGAAGCAACATTCTGGAACTGCATATAGATACGATCCTGAATGTACTTATTGAAAGCCTTGTAAACCTTATCAGTCAACTTCTCAAGGGAAGTGATGCCAAGAAGGAAACGCTCAAGCTCTTCATACACATGAATGAAGATCCACTCCTTCGGCAGAGTGAATTCCTCGCCAAGATCAATAGACTGACGATTGGTGTCCCAATGGTTGCCAGCAAAAGAAGCAACAGAGATCATGCCGCCCTCAGAATAGAAAGCAGTCTTATCACCAAGATTACGATTCTTGAACTCAACAAACTCCTCAATAAACGGGCAATTCATGATATCTTCGCCAATAGTAACATTGACAATCTCTTCGATAATTTCAAACATCGTAACGTTATTACGACGGAACGCCTGATAAAGAGTAGCACCCTTCAAAACTTCGTTATTAATTGTATTACGAAGGTACTCTTCAAGATCCTTGCGAGTAACCTTCTCACTATCAACATGCATAGAGAAATCGCCTCTAGCAAGATCAAGTGTCAGATTATAAACCTTTTCATTTTCTTGAGTAAAATTAACTCTAGACATAATTACCCCTCCTATCAAATTACGCTAAAACGTTAATTTTAGCCGTATACATCATATTGGAGTAACCATAAGTACGAACGCCAGTAACAATGGTGTCGCCCTGCTTGCGCTTACGCATAACCTCGGCCTCCATAACAGCGCCATCAGTAGAAGCATCCGCAACCTTAAGCTTACCAGTGGCATCAATTGTCAGGAACTTGCCAACTTCAATCGCATCCATAGTATCCTTTGTGCAAGCTTCCTTTGTAATCGCAAACTCATCGTCCATATCAACGCAGAAGACACGGAACGGAGTACCAGCAGGAATGTAGAACTTGTCTCTGCGCTGATTGGTACGAGAGCACTCATCCTCTGTCCAAGCAGGCTGATTTACAACAACAATCTGCTTACCTTCCTTTGTACCAGCAACGAAATTGTACATATGGGTATGACCATCAACAAGGCCATCCATATAACCAAACATGCCATTTTCAACATCCTTATCGCAAACACAATCAAAAATGCGCTTCGCGTAATGTGTGGCACGCATGTTAGTAGACTCAAAAACAGCGTAAATTGCCATAAGAATTCCTCCTAAAATAAGCCGCCCATTGGCGACTGCATCAATTTTTAATTAGTGATTAATCGGGACACAACCATATCTCTCTGTCTCGACAAAACTATTGTCATCGGTCTTCGGATCAACAATGCCAACAACAATTGTATTTGTGTTACCAGACTTTCCAAAGTTCACTTTTCCAGATCGACTTGCTTTCACAAAAAGAACAGCGCATTCCTTTTCAATATCATCAATTGATAGCTCATTCTTGCGTTCTTTAAGTGCAACAAACTCAGCATCACTAGACAAAACATCTTCGTATTCACCGAACTTCGCATCCTTCAGAGCATTAAGCTCATCCGTTTTGCGCTGTTCATCAGCACGAACAAATTCATCATATAGCGGCTTCATTTCGTCAAATTCAGCTTTCACTCTATTATAGTTTTCTTCAGCGGCAATTTTATCGTTCTCTACATTAGCCTTTTCTGTTTCTAGCTCAGAAATACGACCATTTGCCTCTTCGATCTTAGCGAAAGCACCGTCTTCAATTTCAGAAATATGCTTACCGAAACTAAATGCGGTTTCTGGAACTGTGACACCATCTTCATACTTTTCATAACGAAGCTTCTTTCGATTTCCATTGGTAAAATCAATTTCAGCCTTATCACCATTCATAGTGAATGAAAATCCGTAATAATTGTAATCTTTACTACGATCAACAACAATTACTTCATCTTCCTGAATGTCTACACAATAAAAACGAGGAACACTATTACCCCATCTATCATGACAAACTTCATGATTCATTACCATATTGGAAATATCGTTGAACTGCCCCATTACAGTCTGCATAAAATCTGTAACTTGCATAGCCCCAATACCTCCTTGATCATTATTTTCATTCACCATTTTCGTGAATGTTGCTAATTTATCATTCATTTCACTCTGAAGATCTCTAACGAAATCACTCATTGTAAATTGAACTTCAATAGTAGATGAGTGCATGCCGGGTTCATAATCTTCACCTAAAATGCATGCAGCTCTAAATGAAAATTTTGTAAAATGAAAATTGCCATCATCATCTTCATAACCATCATAAGAATCTGATGTATCCTGTTTAAGCTCCATAGAATGATTCTTAACCACATCTCTCTCCATGATGTCAGAAGCATCTTCAAACATATTCCAAATTACACCATTGCACACTAAAAACTCACGTTCTATACCATCGTCACAAACCCTCAGTTCATAATGAGCATCATTATCCTCTGAACTAAGAATTGTTCCATAAGCATGACCAATATATTTCCTTCGAACGCCATTCTTATCTTTGACAATCGTATATCTGTGGTTTGAAAAATCATCGTCTCCAGCTTTATTTTCCTCAATAAAACCAACAATAGGTATATATTCCAATGTTGGTAAAGCTGTATCAACGACTTCTTTGTCAAAAATACTCTTATTATAATTTAGCCCTGTATGCATAAGCCAAATTTTCACTTTTGTAAATCTGCTGTCATCCTGAATATAATCTGCTATTTTTTCAAATGAAACAGGGATAGACAATGCAGACTGCTTAATATCTGCCATAAATGTCACCCCTTAGTTCTTGTTCTTATCTTTATCAGCAGATTTTTCTCCTTCGTCACTTAAGCTTTTTCCTTTGTCTTCATTAGTAGGTCTTCCTGCCTCAGATGAATTAAAGGTAGAAGTAAGCGGCTTGAATTTATTGTAATAATCAAAAATATCATTATGAACAATATAAGATCCAAGCACACGCGATGGAGTCATATCTAATGTTGCAAGCAATTTATCAATTACAGGAATGCCTAGCGTGCAAGCCTCCTTGTATCTCTTTGATACTGAGTCACGATTGAATACTGTAATATCAACTAAATAAAAACTAAATTTAAATGCTTGCTTGTTAAATTTTCTAATTTTAATAAATCTGTTTACCCATCTCTCAAACTGACGATAAACACTATATATAAGCGCAGAATCGTTTTCAACAGAAAGCGTTACTGCCGTTGCAGAAGAAGATCCATTAAACAATTCTTTAGATACACCCGAAGAATTATATACTTCATCTATGGCATCTGACACATTATTTCTCGTATTACTTGAATCCTTGAAACTAATTGCCTCACCTTTTGCTCCAAGTGTATGAATCATACCAATATCATCAGACATACTTTCTCTATTGATCTCTGCAAAAATTGACAATGTTTCAGGCGTAATCAAAGGCTTATCAACGAATTTCTCATCAATCGGAACTTGAACCAAAATAGCCTTATAATTATCCGTTCTTGCAGATTGAAGTTTCAATTTTTTAAACACATCAAGATCAAGAATGTCCTGAATAATAGAAATCATAAGAGGATACGGATATGTCCATTGACTATTTAGTTTTACACATATTTGCTTATCTGCTGGCGGCGTGTACCAATAACTAACTTGCTTATTCTTCTTTTTACTATCTGTGTATTCAATATAAGCATCTTGCACATAATCTGGATAAGCAGATAATTCTTTAGGATCAATACAATTTAGATTAATTTTAAAATTATATAATCCGTCTTGAATCTGCGCCAACTTACAAATATCATAATTAATCTGTATAATAAAAAAATCTGTAGGACTATCTACGATAAGCCCACAGAAAATATCTTGACTTGGCAAAACTTTCATAATTTTACTAAACTCATGTTTGATTTGCATTGTTTCAAGTTTCGCTGCCAGTAAGTTATATGTCTCCTTGATCGTATCTTTATT